CTAATAATGGACAAACATATGCAATACCTTCTCCTAAAGTTGCTGCACCACCTGCTACTGCTTTTATAGCAAATACAATTTTGCTTCCAGCAATAGCGGCAATTAAACCTTTTATTGCAGTAACTATTCCTTTTATCCAAGAAATACCTTTTTTGAATATAGTTATACCAGCAATTACTAATAATATATCTCTAATTTTTTCTATGTTTTGATAGCCTTCTTTTAGTTTCCAAGAAATATCCCCTGTTATAGGGTCAATCTCTTTTGTATATCCTAACCATTGCATTATACTATCTCTTATCTCTGTAGCTCTCATTTGAACTTTTTCCATCTTGCTTTCATAATCATCTAATGCATTAAGAATTGCAGGGTCTATTTTTCCAATTCCACCATTGCCACCAGAACCTTTACTTTCTGTTGGAGTATTTATAACATTTAAAACATCAAATCCCATTAATGTTTTCTTTAATTCTTTTGCTTTTTTACTTGCACTGCCAAGATTACTAGAAACCCCACCTGTGCTACTTTCAACCGATTCAAATATATCTGTTATGTTTGAGTCATCTCCAACATACCCTGTAAATATGGCTAACATTTTTATTAACTCTTTTATTACCATTACAAAAGCATTAATATATGGTAATACTTTTCCAACTGTTCCCATAAATACATTACCAATCCAAATTCCAACTTCTTGAATTTGTGCTTTTAAAACTTTCATTTGATTAGCTGGTTGTTCTATTGTACGAGCAAGATCTCCCATTGCACCAGTTCTGCCTAATTGCTCCATTAATACAATTATTCTCAATATTCTTTTTTCCATTTGATTTAATTGATTAACAGACCTATCAATTCCCAATTCTTGAGCTTTAGCACCTATTGTTGTATCAGATACATCATATCCCGAATCTGTTCTTATAGGTCTAATACTTCCAACTAATGCTGATTGAAATTTATTCATTGCATCTTCTTGTCCTACATTGAACATAGAAGAATAATCAAGTGCCATTTTTACCAAGCTTTCAGATATTCTTTCAGATTCAATATCTGTAAAATTACCTAATCCAGATATTATATTTTTATATGTAGATTGATAATCCATAAGTTCGGCTTTTGCTATTCCAATTGCTTCTGATATTTGATTCACAAATCTAACTGCTTGAGGTTTACCGCTTCCCATTGCCATATTAAATTTATTCTGTGTTTCTATATAATCAACTGCAGAATTATAAACATTTGCTAAAGCTACTCTTAATCTTTTAGTTAAATTCCAATATAGATACAATTTATTAACATCGAACATTGAACTTAATCTTTCTTTAAGCCCACCTGTTGTTTTCATAGTTTGAGAAAAACTTTTACTTATTTCATTTCCTGCATTATCTGTAACTACTTTTAATTTATTTACTTGAGTAGCAGTTTCTTGCACCATTGTAGTTACATTACTTATATTCCCTAATTTATCAACTTTAGTTATTATACTAGTTATAGCTCCATCAAATTGAACAGCTGATTTAGTTATTCTATTAAATTCATCTACTGCTTGAGATAAGGTTGCTTTTAACTTAATATCTAATTGTTCATCATTCCTATTTCTTTCATACTCCTTTCTTTCCTATTTTCGACCAGTAATTTACATTCTTTCTATATGAAATATCTTTACTTTCTTTTTTAATTTCATATTCAATAATATAATTACTTTCAAACTCTTCTAATGGTTTTTCGAAGTATGTATTGTTTATACTACTTTTAGTTGAAAAAGCATTTCCAAGCACTGTTCCTACAGCTTTATATACATATAAACCAACAAGCCACGATTGATAGTTAATTTCATCAAGTTCTTTTTCGTGTTTCTTGATATAACTACTTAACAATCGTGGCTCTTCATTCCAAAACTCTTTCACTGTCATACCACATTGCAAAGCATATGGTAGCAACTCATCATAAAAACTATCTAATAATTCTTGTGTTGTCTTTACTATTATGCTACTTTGATTCCCCTTATTATCTATTTGTTTTCTGTTTCTTGGTTTGAGGTATCTTTCGCATTCATAAAAACCGATGAAATTCCAATTGTTAATTTTGCAATTAATTCATCGTATCCGTTTTCTTCAACTTCAATATTATATAATTCTTCTATAGTTTCTTTATCTTCTATCTCTGTTAATATCATTCCTATTTCGATTAATTCATCATAGTTGAATACTTCGTCTCTTTGATTAGATTTTTTGCTTAGATATTTTATAGTATCTGGACTTAATATCGACATATCAATTTCTTGTCCTTGAGATGCTTGCATTTGGATTTTTGTAATTTCTTCTATAATGTGCCTATCAGCATCATCAAAATCAATACCATAAGCTAATTTATTTCTAAACTTTGTTAGTTGATATGATTTTTTGAAATTTATTTTTAATTCAAATTCTTTATTTCCTATTATAATTTTTCTATTATCCATAATATAATTTCTCCCTTATTCTTTTATATTTTTTAATCAAGTTCCATATTTAAAAATACATCAACTTCTTTTTAAGAAAGTCTCGCATAAATACGAGACTATTTTACAATTACTAAAATATGTGTTACACCATCAGCGCAATCAGTCTTTTTAGCTGTTAGTTTTATTATTGCACTTCCAGCTTTTACCCCTGTTATTGTTGCAATTCCATCTGCTACATTTACAGTTGCAACACCTTCTGTATCAGATACAGCTGTTACTGTAGCATCAGCAGGGTCAGTCTCAACATTTACTTTTGCAGTTCCAGTTCCTTCAACATTTACAACTGCATCTATAGCAGATGTAAATGTTACACTCTCTTGAATTAAATCTACAACATTTATTATAGGTAATTCTTCTGCTTTTGTAACTGTTATAACTGCTTTACCTGTTAAATTTCCACCTATAGAAACTTCATCTTGGTATGTATCAACTATACCTTGGAATTTGTGTCCAGTTCCATCTGGATTAACTTGTAAAAAGTCTAAAGTCTTTTTATAATCTTGTCTTAATATTTCAAAATTATCTCTATGTGCCATATAAGTACATTCTTTTTGTCCAGGGTCTTTTCTTCCTGCAGTTGCAGTTTTCACTCTTGCAGTTGTAACAGTAGTATCTATTGTTTCTGGTGCAGAACCTGTTGCTGGTATATTAGTTAATGCTAACCATAAATGGTATTTAGACTCTCCACCTCTTTTTACAAATAATGCTGATGCAATATCTGATATTGCTCTATTATCTGGTATATCTTTTACTAAATAATTCCTTACATTTTCCTCCTATATTAAAATATTTTTATTTGATATTATTTTTTTAGTATATTTGATTGTTAATCTATATATAGAATCATCTAAATTTGGTGTTGGTTTGCAAAATATTCTTTGCATTCTATATTTTTTTATCATAATATCATCAACCAAATTTGCCAATTCTCTTGCTATATTAACATTTGATATTGTTGTATTCTCTATAGCTTTATCTTCCGCATAAATATCTACAGTAAATAAAATTTTATCTGTAAACTCATTAAAGTTTGTACTAATTAATTCATTAACATTGTCATCTTCAGTTACAACAACTAAAGGGAATTTATCCGATTCTTTAAGTGCTTTGTTCCTAACTCTTGGAGAATATTTACTCTTTTCTGCAATGTATTCTTTTATATCTTTATAAACTTTGTTAGAAAGATTTATGTTCCTTTTATTATTCCCCTTTCCTTAAGAACTCGTTTTGTTATTTCCATATAATTAGCTTTTAAATCTAACCAGGCTCTATACATAAATTGATGTGCTTCTTCTCCTTGTGTCCAATAAAAATTGCCATCACTTGCTTTATATACCCATCCCTTTTCGCCATGCTCATTTATATCATAATTCCATCCAAATTCATTTGATGTAGGATGTGGATTGCTCTTTGCAGTAACTCCTGTTCCAAATTCAACATACTTTGCATAAGCTAGATTGGTATATACTCTTACAAGATCTCCAACAATTTTACTTATCAAAATACTATCTTTTAATGAATTAGTTGGTGTATAAACACCTTTTCCTACTGTTTCAGAAATATAATATTTCACTCTTTGTTGTGTATATTCAGCCAAAGCTTCTAATATATATTTTTTAGAATTTTCTAATTCTCTTTGATAGTCTTTTAAATTTTTTATTAGTTCATTAATACTATTATGCGATAGATTAAATTCAAAACTAAATTTGTTCGCCATCTATATCTACTATTTCCTTGTTTTCTTTTTTCTTTGGCTTTGTTTCTTTCTTATTTTCATTTATTATATTCCATCCTGCTGATTTATAATCAGAGATGATATTATCTGGTATTTCTTTAACTACTCCATCTTTTTCTACTTTCATAACTTCCCCCTATTTTTTAGATTTAACTTCTATAATCATATCTTCATCGCTAAAACTTATTAATGGTTCTTTACCACTAACTATTAATGCTCTAATATTTTCTATTATCATTTTTTCTAAATCGTTCTGAGGTCTCAGAGATATAGTTTGAAAGTTTCTTATAACTTTTGCAGTCATCTTCTACCTCCATATTATTTTAGATTTTTTCAAAATATATTAAAATTGCAGTGTTCTGTGGTCTTACACTTTTTATTTTATAATTGGCTTTTCTTCCATAGGTACCTTCAATTTCATCTATAGGCTTTATCCCTTCAAGATAAGCAACATCGCCTTCTTTGAATTTACCATTATATTTTTCTAATGATATTATCGTTTTATACATTTTAGAAACTTTTTCTCCATACAATGCTATATCTGTATTTCCACTAGCAGGCTGAACATTAAAAGAATAAAATTCTGGTTTATTATAAAAATTCACTTCATTTCCATAATCATCTTCTATGGTATCTTTTAAATTTGCTATATAGCATCCTTTATTCCAATTCGAAAAGATATTATTGATTATCAATATTATCCCTCCTTTTAGGAATACCTGCATAAGGAATTAATTCATCCATTAAAGATTCTGGAAGCGGTCCATCGTTTTCTCTAGTCCAACTCAAACCATTTTCCGAATAAGCTTTAACACCAATATTTTCTTCCCACTTATACAGTTCAACACATGCCCTTATCTGCCAATTATAATATTTTTTAGGTAATTGTATTCCTTCATAATCATCTAAAAAAGGATATAATGTAGACAATGCAATATTTTGACTATCCTCTAATAGATTTAATAATTTTGCATTATATTTGTCATTGTCTGCAAATTTATTAGCATCATAAGGAATTTTTTCTTTTAGTTTTTTTAATTGTGCATTCTCTTCCATCATATCCTCCTTACATTATTTTTAGTTAACTTTTGATATAATTCTTGCTAGTGGTATGAATTTATCATTTACATATGTTTTTGATTCTTCATCTCCATCATTTACTATTTCCCAGTTAGCACCATTTGCAAGTTCTTCAGTAGTTGGACTTAAAGATGCCATACTAGCTTTTGTAAATGATATGTATTTAGGTGCATATAGTTTTCTTTGTCTTACATATAAAGTATCTTCTCCACCATTTGTTTTAGGGTCTCTATCCATCTCGTTTGGTACTTTAGCACCACAATCTGCATATTCTATAAACCCTTTTCCTAAAACATATGTTATATATTTGTCTCCATCTTCAGCTGTTTCTATAGGACAATCGTCATCAACAATAACCATTCTTCCGTTCCAAGTACCTATTTCTAAATCTCTTTGGATTCCGTTAGCATCTGTATATGTTAAATAAGTTATTAATTGTAATGTTTCTAATTCAGTTGCTACATCAGAATGCATTATAGTCATATTAAATATAGCTTTTCTATCTCCACTTGCTTTTGTTATTGCTTTGTTTAATGTTCCAGCTTGAACTGAACCATTTCCCTCTGCAGAAACATCATATGTATGTTTATCAACGAATTTTAATCCAGCTTCATCTTTCATTGCAAATATACCAGCCAAAATTGCAAGTATATCATCTTGGTCTACACCATCGAAATATTCTGCAACTTCTCCTGCCATAGCTTGTAATGGTAAAAACTCTTCTCCAGATATATCTGTTGAGAAATCTTTTTCAGTCCAAGCTTTTGCTCTACCTACAACTACTTTTCCTTGTTCAAATGTTTTTCTAGATGTAGCTTCTATATCAGTTTTTCCATCATAGTTTACAACTGCACCATCTAAGTTTCCTTTGATTGGTTCTATAATGTAATTTCCCCCTACACCATCTTTTAATCTAGAAGCTAAATTACTATTAACTACTAAAACTCCTGATTTTTTAAACATATTTAATTTTTCTGATGGTAATTTATCTAAATATTTTTGGAATACTG